TTACCTTCTAACTACGCTACATACGAGCCAATTATGTATCGTGCAGATGGAACAATTAACGGTGTCAATGAAAGAATAAATGCTTCTGCTGCACAAGGTAAAAATGTTGTTTCTAAAGCAGTCTCTATTAATTCTGGTAAAGGTTACTTAGATGGTGAGTCAGTAAAAGCTTATCTATATGGTGCTATTTCTAATAACGTAATTGTATTAAATGGTGGTAACAACTATACGAACGGTGACCTCGTTATTTTTGCGGGTGGTGGTTCAGCAACATCAGCTAACGCTTTCGTAACTACAAACGGAACTGGTTCTATTTCTAACGTAACCGTAACATATGTCGGTTCTGGTTATACAGAACTACCAACATTGCGTGTAAAATCAGCTAATGGAACAGGCGCTCAACTTTCTGCTACAATTACAGAATATAATACAGTTGCTGAAATTATCGGTCGTGTTAAAAAGGCTGGTATCGGTAAGGGTCGTGGTTACTGGTCTACGACAAGAGGTTTCTTAAATTCTGATAAATACATTCAGGATAGCAATTACTATCAAGATTATTCTTATGAAATTAGAGTTTCTGAACTTTTAGATAAATATAAGAATATCCTTTATAATACTTTCCATACTTCTGGAACCGAATTATTTGGTAGATTTCTTAAGATAAATAATGAGAGCTCTCCAGCTCAGGTGTTATATGAACAAGATGTAGCTATACTTGATCCTAAAGTTTATATTAATTCCGATAGCACACATTTTACTGCAGATAACGCTAGAGAAACTGTAGATGAGCTTTTCGAAAACTTATTCACTTCCGATCTTACTATATTTAAATCGGACAGTATAACTCAAACAGCAGATCAAACGGCACTATAACAGGGATTTAGTAAATGGCACAGCAAATCATCAATATTGGTAGCGTACCTAACGACGGAACTGGCGATCCAATCCGTACAGCGATGACGAAAACTAATAATAACTTTAGTGAGTTTTATTCTGTTTTTTCTCCTAGTGTCTCGACAAATAACGTAACAGTTGCAAATAACTTAGTTGTTACAAATAGCGTAAATTCCGCTTCTTTAAATGTAGTAAACCAAGTTAATACAAATACTTTTTATGCCGTTACATCTGCTAACGTAGGAACGTACTTTTCAGTTAATTCTACTTCTGCTTCTAAAACTGTTAATGCTACATTCAGCGGAGCTTTAACATCGTTTACTGGTGCTAACACTTACATTCAAAATAAGTTGCAAATCGGCAATGCGGCTGGTTATAATTTCGGAGCAACTGCTCTTATTGAGATCGATGCTTCTCAAAACACTTACGTTCAGGCAGTTGTTCAAAATGCTAATTCTGGAACAAACGCTTCTGGCGACTTAGTAATTACAAACGATACTGGTAACGATTCGTTTGGTTATGTTGATCTTGGTATCAATAGCTCAAATTATTCTAATGCAACTTATGGCATTACTGGAGCTGGTGACGCTTATCTTTATTCTTCGAATACAAAACTTGTAATTGGTACAGCAACAGTACAGGACGTTGTTATTCACGCTGGTGGTACTGCTGCAACTAACAGAGTTCTTACTGTTAATACAAGCGCTGTAACAGTTAACACTTCTGCTAACCTTACTGTTCTTTCTAACACCTTTAACCTTGGCACATCAACAAACGGTGCTAACGGTTACACATACTTACCAAACGGTTTCAAAATGAACTGGGGTTGGGTATCTGCTAACTCTTCAGCAGGTAACGTTACCTTTACTTCTGCTTATACAACTAATGCTTATGTTGTAACTGCAACAAGTAACTCTGCAGTAGCTACATATCAGGCAGCTGTTATTTCTACAAATAATACAGTTGCTGCTATTAGAACGGCTAACGTAACTTCTACAAACGTATTTTGGACAGCTATCGGAATTTAATAAATGGGTAAATTACTACCGTCGTATAAAAAAGCTATCTATGATGAGATTATAGACAATATTTCAACAAATACATCTCATTATTATGCGTTTGCTTCTAATCCTATAGAAGTAGCTAACGTTTATGCTGTCAGCAACGATGACTATTCAACACAGTTTAAAACTGACTGGCAGATGATTTTTGGGAAAAAGTTATCTAATAATAACATTTATCCTGTTATCGATAAAAATATGTGGACATCGTCTACAATTTACGATCGTTACGATAACACTTCTAATACTTTATATACTGACAATAATTTTTACGTTATCACAACACCTTCTGAACAAGGTGGAAGCTATCAGGTTTATAAGTGTATCGACAATGCTAATGGATCTTTATCCACAGTAAATCCTTCTTCATTTGGTACACCTACTCAGCCAACATCGTTTACAACAAGTGATAATTATAAGTGGCGTTATATAACTTCTATTTCTAGCGCTGTTTATGATATGTTTTCTACAAACGATTATGTTCCAATTTATCCAAACACTTCAATACAAACCAGCGCTTTGAATAAATCTGGCGTTGAAGTTGTAATGATTGTAAATTCTGGTATCGGCTATTCGAGCTATACTTCTGGGTTAGTAAAAAGTAACCCAAATACAACTTTGATCGAAATTGAATCTACTGCATCATCAGATAATGATTTTTATACAAAAAATGCTATCTATATTCACGATCCAAATTTAGGCGCTTCTCAGATATTTGAAGTTTCTGGGTTCGTTTCTAATGGAACAGGAAAGTGGATTTATCTAGATTCTGAAGCCAATACAACGAATATTAGACCTAATCAGTCAACATATTATATAAGTCCAAAAGTGGTTTTTGATTCAGATGGTGTTAAACCTTCTGCTTATTCTGTCGTTAATACTTCTACGAATTCTATTTCTAGCATCGTTATGTTAGATACTGGTTCAAGTATTTCTTATTCAAATGTGTCAATACAAAGTAATACAAGTTATGGTTCTGGTTCTAAACTTTATGCTATAGTTCCTCCTCCTGGAGGTCATGGAGCTGATCCAGCATCAGAACTTAATATGAGAGGGTTAGGTATATCGTTTTCATTTTCTAATAATGAATCTAACAGTATCATAACTTCTAATACAGTTTACAATAAAATTGGGTTACTTAAGAACCCATATTCTCTTAATACAAACGGAACTAAAGGTTCTCGATATTACGCTGATACTTTCAGCGCATTAATGCATGCTAACACATCTTATACATTTAATAAGGGCGAGCTTATTATTGGTAATAGCAGCGGTGCTAAGGGAACAGTTGTTTTTTCAAATTCAACTCATGTTTTTGTTAGTGGTGATAAATATTTCCAAGACGGCGAGTATGTAGCGAATTCTAGTGGTAGCTTAGTTACTACAATAACAATAAACACTTTGGGCGACATTTATACAAAAGATATAAGACCGCTCTACGTGCAAAACATAAATAATGTTAATCGTTCAAACACTCAGACCGAATCATTTAAGTTAATAATTCAGGTTTAATCACAGGGTCAAAATATGTCTTTAACTACTGACTTCAATATCCCTCCATACTTTGATGACTATAACGAAGCTAAGAAATTTTATAGAATTCTTTTCAGACCGTCTGTTGCTGTACAAGCTCGTGAGTTAACACAGCTTCAAACTATTCAGCAAAAGCAAATTGAACGATTCGGTAATCATATTTTCAAAGATGGTTCGGTTGTAGAAGGCTGTAACCCAACAACTCTTGCTAACCTTTCATATGTTAGAGTCGCAGATAGCTTCACTGCTAATGCGAACGCTCTTATCACATCTGTAACTAGCGATTTTCTTCTTGTTGGTCAAACATCAAACGTAAGAGCTGTTGCTTTAATTACTAAACCTGGAGACCTTGTAAGTTATCCAAATACAAACCGTTTTTATGTAAAGTATATAACTACTGGCGCTAATAACGTAACTACTTTTGCTAATGCAGAAGTTATTTCTATCTATAGCTATGCTCAAAATAAACTCGGAACTTTAGACGCTAATAATTTAGTAAATACTATTAATGTTATTTCTACAAACTCAACAGTTAATGCAGTTGGAACTGGCTACGGTTTCCGTGTTGAAAGCGGTATTATCTATCAGAAAGGTTTTTTCCAGCTTGTAGAAGATCAGTATACAATCGTAAGAGACTACGATCAAAACGTAGAAAATTATGTTGTTGGTTTCCAAACTCAAGAAGCTATTATAACTGAAAACGAAGATACTTCTCTAAACGATAATGCTCTTGGTTATTCGAACGAAAATGCTCCAGGTGCTCATCGTCTTCAATTAACACCAACTATTGTTGCAAAAGATAGAACAACTATCGCTAATAACGATACTTTCTTTACTTTATTCGAATTTTCTAATATCTCAAAAGATCTCGTAATTAATCGTCAAAAAACTCCTTATGATAATTTGTCGGATATTATGAATCAGAGAACTTATGATGAATCTGGTGACTACGTAACAAAACCATTCCAAGTAGAATCAATTCAAGGCGCTAATACAACATCGTTTGCTTATCAGGTTTCTGCTGGTAAGGGATATATTCACGGTTCTCAAGTTGAATATCTTTCTTCCCGTAAAATTGATACAGATAAAGCAGTTACAACTTTAGAAGCTCCTGAACAAATTATAACTGCTAATTACGGCAATTATGTTTATGTTAAAGAAGTTGGTGGTGTAATTAATTTTTCTGGTTTCGCAGACGTAGATATTTACGACACACCACAGCAAGCTATAACAAACAATACGCTCGCGAGCGGTTCTGTAACTGGAACTAGAATCGGTTCTGCTAAAGTTAAAGCATTCGTACACGACACTGGGGATCCTGGTCAGGCGAATACAACTTATAGACTGTTCCTAACCAACATTACAATGTTTAGTGGTAACAGCTTTATCACTAATGCTAAGTCAATTTATAGAAGCGACGGAACTTACGGAAAGTTTTTCTGTGATATTCAATTAACTTCTTCACAAGCTATTTTACAGCAAAGCGGAAAATCAACACTTATTTTCCCATTCGGTAAGAAAGCTCTTAAGACTCTTCGTAGTAATGCTGGTACAACAAATAGAACTCAATTTTATTTCCGTGAAACTGTACAGGCTACTTTACAGTCAAACGGTTACATTTCTGCATTAGCTCTTCCTGCATATTCTGGTGGTTTTGAACAAATCGGATACAGCAACGGCATAGTAGGCGATACATTAGAAAGAGATTTCGTTGTATCTATGCAAGCAAACGTTTCTACTGCAAACATATCTGGAAATACAGTAAGTGTTAGCTCTGGTTGTAACCAAATTACAGGCGTAAATCTTAACTTAGTTTTCGCCAATGGTGAATTTATTAAGATCAACGAAACAACTTCTGCTACTAGCTACTATCGTATTGTTTCTGCGAATACAAGCAAAGCTGTTATTAGCCCAACTCCTTCGTTCTCAAATACAGCTTCTTCTTTTGCTAAACATTATCCAGCTGGTTACTATATTCCACTAGGAGCGACTTATCCTGGAACTAGAAACGTTAATATTCTAAGTAACACATCTTTTGAAATTAACACTGGTTTAGCTTCTCCTGCGAGTTTAACAACAACTTCGAATGTTTGGATTCAGTTTACTGCGCTTAGAACTCAGGCAACTCAAGCTAAAAAAGAAATTAATCGAGATCGTTTTGTTAAGTTATATGCAAACGCTGCAACCAACGGTTCTTGGAATCTCGGTTTATCAGATGTTCTTAAAATTTCTAGTGTAATTTCTAACTCTTCTTCATTCTCAAATACAGGTGTGGATGTTACAAATTACTTCTATCTAGATAATGGTCAGAGGGACGAAGTTTATGATCACTCTAAATTAGTTTTAAACCCAAGATATTCTAATATTTTAACAAACGAATATCTAACAGTAAAACTTGACCATTTCTCGGCTAACCTAAACAATGGTATTGGTTTCTTCTCTGTTGATTCTTATCCAATCGACGATGCGAATACTGCAAATACCAATGCTATTCAAACAGCCCAAATACCTTATTATATTTCAAGTAACGGTTCATTTATTGATCTTAGAGACTCTGCTGACTTCCGTCCTTATAAGGCGAATACAGCAAACAGCTCGACTGATCTAGCAAATGCTACATTGAATCCAGCAACTACAAATAACCTAATAAGCTATTACAGCACTTCTTATCTTTGTGCTCCAGATACTAATTTCCAAGCTGATATTGAATATTACCTTGGTCGTATTGACTTGATCACAATGAATAGCACTGGTGGTCTTGGTGTTATTAAGGGTAATCCTTCTGAAAAACCAGTAAGACCAATTAATGATTCAGATACAATGGTTCTTTGCTACGGCATCGTTCCTCCTTATCCTTCATTGAGTGTTAGAGAAGCAGAAAGCTATAATAGAAAAGATTATTCTGTACGTACTCAGTTAGCTACAAACCGTGGCTATACTATGAAAGATATTGGTGCAATCGAAGCCCGTATTAATCGTTTAGAGTATTATACAACTCTTAATCTATTAGAACAAAAAGCTAATTCTCTTCAAACTGCAGATGCGAATGGTTTAAACAGATTTAAGAACGGCATTTTTGCTGATCCTATGAACAGCCATGCATTAGCTCAACCAAATGATATTGAATATCGTTATAGCATCGATTTCGATCTAGGTTACGGTCGTCCGCTTTTCGATTCTAAAAACGTTGACCTAACATACGATTCAGGAAATAGTTCTGGCGTTGCAGTAACTGGTAAATTAGTTACACTTCCTTATACTAGCGAGAAGTATATTAATCAGCCTTTTGCTACAAAGTATCGTAATACAACCCAAGAAATTTGGTCTTGGAAAGGTACAGTAGATCTTTATCCATCATACGATATGAATCGTGATGAAACTAGACTTCCAAACGTTGATGCTTCTATCGATTTAACAACTCCGTTCCTTGATTTTGCTAACGTTGTAGCTCAGTCTACAAACTCAACTATCTTCGGAACTCGTTGGGGCGATTGGAGAACTACTTCTTCATCAACGACTCAAACTAACGTTATTACTACTGTTGAACAGCAAGTAAGAAGCGGAACTAATAATTTCGTATCGTCAACTAAGCAAACATTTGACTTAGGCAAATACGTTACAGATATTACCGTTCAGCCTTACATGAAGTCGAAAACAATTGCGTTTATTGCTCGTAACTTAAAGCCAAATACTAAAATTTATGCTTACTTCGACGACACTCCTGTAAGTCAGTATTGTGCTCCAGGAACTCTCAACACTTCTCTTGGTGCAACATTAAAAGATATCGTCGAAGCTGCTAATAAAGTAGGTCGAGTTGATTCTGTTTTAAATAGAACAAGCCCATTCGGAACTCAGTTGGTATCTGACTCTAATGGAACTCTTTATGGTCTATTTGTTATCCCAGAAGGTAAGTTCCGTGTTGGTGATCGTCAGCTACAGCTTATCGATTCTGATAGCTTAATTACTGGCGCTGATGCAGCATTAACTAGAGCTTCAGCTGTGTATACTGCTTCTAGTATTTCTCTTTCAACTAGAAATGCTACAATTACTGCAGTTGAACCTGTATTCAATCAGAGCTCTCTAACTGATAGCCGAACTGTAACTACTGTTCGTCCTATTCCAAGAGAAGATCCGCTTGCTCAGTCGTTCTTCATAGAACCTCCACAAGAACAGTCTGGTGTCTTTATTACAAAACTAGATGTATTCTTTAAGGCTAAAGATCCAACTCTTGGCGTTAAACTTGCTATCGTTGGTATGAATAACGGTTATCCTGATGCTACTACAACTTATGGATCATCAAGACTTGCATCGGGTAGTGTTAATGTAAGCGACGATGCTTCGCTCGCAACAACATTCACATTAGATCAGCCAATTTTCCTTGCAGCAAATAAGGAATATGCTTTCTATATTGAACCAGAAGGCGGTTCGCCAGAATATAAGTTATGGATGGCGGAAACTGGTGGAACTGACGTTCTAACTGGAGCTCAGGTGTTCGGTAACCCATACACAGGCGATGCTTTCCGTTCTTCAAACGCTCGTACTTGGACTACTCTTCCAAAAGAAGATGTTAAGTTCAATCTTTATGTTGCTAACTTTACCATTGGTACTGGTATTGCAACATTTACAAATGAAAACGATGAATACTTTGTATATAACGGTTTAACCTTCCCGAATTCGGACACTAACTTACGTTCGTTAAAGGTTGGCGATCAGGTATACATGATCAATTCTACTTCTAATACTGTAATTTCAAATACAAGTATAAGTGGTTATATTCAAGGATATGATACAACAAAATCAACTATGGATATTGATTCGTCAACTGGTAACTTTATACCAGGACATGCGATTGGTGTTTTCCGTCTAAATCAACAGGGAAATACTTCACAGGCGAACTCAACAACACTTATAGCAACAGCGACTATTAATACTATTAGCAATCCAGTTATTCACTCGATAGTTCCTAGATTCGCTACTATGTTACCTATGAATACAACTCTTGATATAGACTTCAAGGGTAAGTCGAATACAGGTATCCTTGATACAAATTGGAATACTCTTTCAATGGATCAAGAAAGAGAAATGCTTGACTATGAAAGAATCGTATATAGCAAAACTAACGAAGGTGCTCAAAAGAGCCTATTGGTTAGAGCTACGATGTCTTCATATAATAAGTATATTTCGCCTGTTATCGATTTCTCTAGAAAATCAGCTCTGGTTCTTCAAAACTTAATTAATAACGATAACACAAACGAAGCTAATACTCGTTATGGTTCGGCTATTTCTAAGTATATAAACAAGCCAGTAGTTCTAGCTGATGGTCAAGATGCCGAAGACATAAAAGTAATTGTTGGTGCATATAGACCAATAAATACAGATGTTGAAGTATATGTTAAGTTCTTAAACGCTGACGATATTGTTAATATAAACGATAAGGTTTGGACAAAGCTTGATAATGCAAGTCCTTCACTAAGAAGTAGCCCTATCGATATCTATGACTGGCGCGAATACGAATATAACATTCCTTCTTCAGTGCCTTCTGATGGATCAAACCAATACGCTGGCTTTAAGAACGCAAGTAACTATGGAATTTTAGAATATAAAGATTCTACTGGAGCGATTTATAGATCATATAAAACATTTATGATTAAAATTGTTCTATTAAGTTCTGATAACACTTACGTTCCTAAAATAAATGATGTCCGTGCTATAGCACTACAGGTATAATATGAAAACAAAAGAGTATGAGAGGCAAGAGGATAATCCAGGAGCTCTAATAAATTGTGATAATTCTGGATTAGCCGCTTATAGAAGACAAAGAGAAATTATGAGGAACGTCGGAACTCATGAAGAACGAATTAAAAATATAGAAAGTTCTCTTGACGATATTAAAAATTTGTTAATAAAAGTTTTAGAAAACGGAAATAATAAATGACAGCAACGGTAGCGAATACAGCTAATACAAATACTTTCGATTACTGGCGCAATCGAACAAACGAACTTGCCTATTCTATGTCTGTTCTTGCTGTAACAGCTGGTAGTTCAAACGCTGCTGTTGGTGATGCTAGCATTACTGGTAAGTTTAGTGCTAATACTATTAACGTAGGTAATTCATCTATTAGTTTTGTTATATCAACAGCGAACTCTGTACAACAGGCAAACGGTCAGTACTTCTTAAATGCTAATGGTAGCTGGACTCAGGTTGCTGCTCCGACTTATACTGATTATTTTAACACAGCTGGAACTACAGCTCAGTTGATTGATGCTTACGATATGTCTGTTTACGGTACTGTAGAATATCTAATAAGTGCTATCGATAATACTGCTAATAATCGTTTAAGTACTAAAATTTTTACATCACACGATACTTCTACTGCTTTTTCTACAGAATTTAACACTATCGTAACAAATACAGTTTTCGGAAACTTTACTGCTAACTCTAATACGACTCACGTTAAATTATACTTTACACCAACGTCATCTAATACGTTGGTTAAATTCATAAGGTTCAATATCTAATGGCAACAAAAGCTAATCTTGTTATAGATCAAGGTGCTACATTTTTAGTTGAATTAGATTTAAAGGACGAGAATGGCGATATTCTCGTATTAAGCGGTTATACAGCAAATTCTCAAATTAGAAAGTGGTATACCTCTTCTAACACAGCCGCTTCGTTTTCTACAGCAGTTAACGTTGCAAACGGCTCGATAACTCTTTCGTTAACTTCAGCGCAAACTTCAAATTTAGTAGCTGGAAGATATGTTTACGATGTAGAAATTCAAGATAATACTTCTGTAACAAGAATCATAGAAGGTATTGTTACAGTAACGCCACAGGTAACGAGATAATGACTAAGGTTATTAACGTAATCGTAGCTAATAAAAAAGATGGTATAATAGAAGCATCTGCTCCTGTTACTTTGAAACCTATTCCAACTATAAACAGCGGCATAGATCGCCTCGACCACCTAAAAGATGTTAATGCTAATACAGAAATTAATGGTGCGACTCTTGTATATGATATAGCGAACGATACATATAATGTTAAAAAATTAGATTTAGCAGACGTAGTAGGTACCCTCGACGGTGGCAACTTTTAAAATATAAATAAAGAAAAAAGGATTTTAATAGATGTCAAACCTAATTCAGATTAAACGTTCGCTTACTACCGCTACCCCAACTTCATTGGCGAACGGTGAGCTTGCATATACCGCAAACGGCGATCAGCTCTTTATCGGTTCGAACGGTTTAGTTGTACCGATCGGTGGTAAAAGAACTCCAGGTACGCTTACTGCGAATCAGGCTCTTGTTGCGAACGCAACATCTGGTATTGACAAAATTATCACAGCGAATGCTGTTATTACTACATTGTGGGCTAACGGCTCTGGTGGTACTAGCGGTCAGGTTCTTGTTTCGAACGGTTCTGCTGTATTTTGGGGAACTGGTACTTCTGGTGCTAACACTCAGGTCCAGTTTAACGATTCTGGTGTAGCAAACGCTACTTCTGGTTTTACTTTCGATAAAACATCTAATACACTTTTCGTTGGCAATAACGTATATACAACTACTGTAAATGCTACAACAGTTAATGCTACTTCGCTTACTGTTGGTACTTCTACAATTGCTAACTCTTCTGGTTTCTATACAACAGGAACTGTTAACGGCTCTGTAATAAGTGTTGGTTCTGTATTTGTTGCTAACTCTACAACATTAAACGCGAATGGTCTCGTTGTTAACTCAACTGGTTCATACGTAACTGGTTTAGTTAATGCTACTTCGTATAATGCTGGCGCTACTGGTACTGGCACTGGTGGTATCGTTGCTAACTCTACAACAATATTTGTTGGTAACAATACAGTTAATACACTTCTTAACTCATCTGGGCTTAACGTAAACGGTTCTGCTGTTGTTGCTAACTCTTCTGGTGTATTTACTACTGGTACAGCAAACGCAACAACTCTTAGCGTTGGTTCAAACTTCACTGCTAATAGCACTAAAGTAACCTTCGCGGGCGCGAATATCGATGCTACTTCAGCAACTGCGGCTCTTCAAAACCTTAACGTATCTCAAAATATTACTGTAGTAGGTAATGCTACTGTTAATGGTAATTTAACAGTTAATGGTTCTATAACTTTTGGCGATATCGCAACAACTGATACAATCAACCCAGTTGCTCGTTTCGCTAACAATATTATTCCTTCTGCAAACTTAACTTATAATATTGGTAGCAACTCTCTACTTTGGAATCAAATTTGGGCTAACAATATCAATGGTAACTCAGCTTCATACAGCGGCGACGTTTCTATTGGTGGAAATCTTACTGTTGGTGGTAACGTTATAACTACGAACGTTCAAAGCGTTATTATCTCTGACCCACTTATCTATCTTGCTGGTAATAACTATAGTTCTGACTTGGTCGATATTGGTTTCGTCGCTAACTATTTTGATGGTGCTTCGGAAAGACATACAGGTCTCTTCCGTCATGCATCTGATAATACTTACTATCTATTCTACAACTTAACACAAGAACTTTCTAACGTTTCTGTTGTTAATACTGCTGATCCATCATTTGCTCTTTCAACTCTTAAGACATATTTGATTTCTGGTGGATTAACAACAAATACATCAGCCGCACGTTTAACTGCAAACAGCACTTATAACGTTCAAATAACTGCTAACGCTGCAACTATCGGAAGCTTGACTCTTACTTCTCCGCTTTCAGGTGTTTACGGCGGTACTGGTTTAACATCTTATAATAACAATGATATTATCGTTGCTAACTCGAGCAATGGATTTAATAAACTAGGTCTCGGTGCTTCTGGATACGTTCTTCAGTCAAACGGCACAGCGCTTGTTTATGACATTCTTGATGGTGGTTCGTTCTAACAACTAAGGATATATTATGAGTGATAGTGATCAACAAAGTGATTATACTAGGTTTTATGTAAAACGTCAAGAACAAATTGTAATCGAACA